AAAATCGCATCAGGTGTGGATCCCACATCCTTGGCCAAGTCGGCCACTTCGGGATTGTCCAGTCTGACCAATGTGGTGGGATCTGTGACATCATCCGTGACTTCGGCTGTGTCATCAGCGGCCAAAACAGTGAGCAGTTACATACCCGGTGCTGGCGCTGCTCTGGCGCAGACTGGCTCTATCAATACCAACGCCGCAGCGGCTGTTACCAACACTATAAATTCACTGCAGCAGGCAGGAGCCACTGTGGGAGTCAACACCGCACAGATAGCTGCTGCCAATCAGCAGCTGACTGGTGCTGTGAGCAGTCTCAGCCAGGCACTGAAAATATCAGCACCAGGTGTAGCCTTGCCCGGTGGGCTACCAGCCATACCCAGCATACCTGCCATACCAGGACTGCCAGGCGGCATACCTGCCATAGATCCTGCAAAATTAAAAGCAGCCACGGCTGCCATAGAAGCAGCACAAAATCCGCCCAATCCCTTGGCCACTGCTGGTACCAAAATTGGCGCTATCGATCGTTCAAAATTAGATAGTGCATTTTTATCAGCACTGCCGCCGGGACTGCCCAGTTTTGATCCTGGTACTATATCTGCAGCACAGCAGGCCGGTGCATCTATCAATGCTGCTAGATTCAAAAACACCAAAGACGAGGATCTGACCTATTCAGGACCTGACACGCAGGTCTGGGACGACATCAACAATGAGCGATTAAAACGCGGCCTCAGCGGCTTGCCCAATCCCAGACCTGCTGAAGACAGCGAATATGCTAAAAAATACAGCAATCCTGCTTATTCGGGCGGTTAAATACTAGACCATGGCAACATTCATCGGATACAACACACAGCAGGCATACAAAAAATTTACCTTGGTTGATCAGCAGTTGGTGATCAGGGATTTGTTGAATGCTTTCAACATCAAGCAAGGCGAACTGCCAGGACGCCCTCAATATGGGTCGCCTATCTGGGCCATGATTTTTGAGCAAATGACCCCGGACGTGCAGCAAAACATACGCCAGAGTTGCATAGATATCATCAAACAAGACCCTAGACTGAGCCTGCAGACCATCAACGTGTTTCCTTTTGACAATGGTATGCTCATGGAAATTGAAGTACAGTTCCTTCCCAACACTGATGTAGAGTTGCTGCAGGTATTTTTTGACGGCAACACAGGCGTGGCTGGGCAGGTATAAAACCCCTGTTTTTTTGTCAGATAAATATTAAAACACAACTATAACTATGGCCACAACAACTAGACAGACTGCAGTATTTGGGTTGGAAGACTGGAAACGTTTTTATCAAAACTACAGCCAGGCTGACTTTCAAAGCTATGACTTTGAAACCATACGCAAGACCTTTGTAGATTATCTGCGTCTGTACTATCCCGAAACATTCAACGATTATACAGAATCTTCAGAATTTATCGCACTGCTGGATGTCATGGCATTCATGGGTCAGGCTCTGGCCTTCCGCAATGATTTAAATGCAAGAGAAAATTTCATTGACACAGCCGAGCGCAGAGACTCGGTGGTTAAATTGGCCAACCTAGTAGACTACACTCCCAAACGCAATATACCAGCACAGGGCTATCTCAAGGTGGTGTCAGTGAGCACCACGGAAAATGTGTATGATTATCAAGGCAATAATCTAGCCGGCGTCACAATCAATTGGAATGATTTGACCAACGAAAGTTGGTATGATCAATTTACTTCTATAATCAATGCTACCTTGGTCAACAGCCAGCGTGTGGGCAAACCCGGCGGTACTGCCACTATATTAAATGTGTTGACTGAAGAATATTCGGTGAATATGCAAGCAGGCTATCTGCCTGTTATTCCGTTTACTGCCACTGTGGATGGCATATCCATGCCTTTTGAATCAGTGTCGGTCAGTATTCAAAATCAGGACGCCATCGTTGAGCGTGCGCCCAGGCCCAATTCAGTGTTTAATATCCTGTATCGCAACGATCGCCAGGGCTATGGTTCTACCAACACTGGCTGGTTTTTGTATTTCAAACAGGGTATATTGCTGAATCAGGATTTTAATTTTCCTGAAAAAATCAACAACAACAATCAAAATATCAATATCGAAGGTATCAATGACCAAGACGTATGGCTTTATCAACTGGATGAAGTGGGCAATATCACCAGACTTTGGACTCCAAAAGAAAGTATCTATACCGCTAGCCAATTGGGCAGTTCCGAGCGCAGTCTGCGTACCATTTATTCAATTACCAGCAGATCCAATGATCAAATACAGTTTAACTTTGGAGATAACACTTTTGCCGAAGCACCTGTGGGCACATTCCGCACATATGTTCGCCAAAGCAATGGCCTAACCTATACCATCAATCCTGAAGAAATGCAGTCAGTGGTACTGCAGCTGGGGTATGTTGACCGCAACAACAAAATACAGACCATAACATACACTCTGAATCTACAGCAGAATATTACCAACAGCCAGGCCAGAGAAGGCATCACTGAAATCAAGCAGCGTGCTCCGTCGAGATTTTACACACAGAATCGCATGGTCAACGGTGAGGACTACAATCAGTTTCCCTATAGCCAATATAATTCAATCATCAAATCCAAATCTATTGTGCGCAGTGTGATAGGTGCTGCTCGTAATTTAGATTTCCTGGACATCACTGGCAAATATTCTTCAACTAATATATTTGCCGACGATGGCGTGCTGTATGAAGAAGAACAGACTCCGGACTTTGCTTTTGACTTTTTAGATGTGTCAGATATCAATTCAGTGATCATCAACGGAGTACAACCTATAACACGCACCAAAGAGATGCTGCAGTTCTATTATGAGAATTTTCCACGACCAGCATTGAACAGCGTGATCAATCCTTATGGACAAAGCGGTTTGCCTGAGCCTGCTGTGCCCTACTTGTTCTGGCATCAGACTTCAGCCACTACCAATACCTGTACTGGTTGGTTTGCCAACATTCCTGCTGCAGGTGGACAGCAATATCCTGTGGCCATTGGCGCAGGCGCCAGTGGCAATCTAGCATATATCAAGCAAAGCGCCTTGGTAAAATTTGAAGCACCCTTGGGCAGTTGTTTTGACGCTACCAATAGACTGCAAACACGCACACCTGTACAACAGGGCGATCACACAGTGATCTGGGCTACTATTACTCGTGTGATCCGCGACGGCAGCAACCAAGGTCGCGGCGACAACAGTGACGGTACAGGTCCAGTGAGCCTCAACAATTTCGTACCACAGGGCGCTATACCTACTCAAGTTATTCCTGTGTTTGTCAACACGTTCGGCACTGAATTGACCAATCTCATGGTGCAAAATATTCTGATCTATAGAAACTTTGGTCTAGGCTATGACAATGTTGCTGGCGAATGGTATTTTATCAGCAACACCAATCTTGACGTAGATGCTGCCTTTAACATATCCACAGCAAAAGATCTCAGCAATACCAACAGCGACGCTGCTTGGATGTTTCAATTCATCACCGACGGTGTCAACTATACTGTGACTTATCGCAATCTCACATATATCTTTGGATCGGTGAGCCAGTGTAGATTCTTTTTTGATTCTGCAGGACGTATATTTGATGTCAAAAAAGGCAGCATAGTCAATGACTACATCAGTGTGCTACGCAGCAATCCCGATGCCAACGCCACACCACCGTACAGTGCCAGTCTATTAGAAGATGTGATATTAGATATCATTGGTCAGCAGACCGAAAGCGATGGCTACGTCAACGACTTTGGCGTAGAAGTATCATTTGGCGACTATGATCAAGACACAGTTGCGGATGATCCTGACGTGTTTAATATAGTGGTAGCACCTGATGTGGATCCCGACAGCAAATATGTTTTCCTGCAGAGAACACTAGATTTTGATGATCTAGAAAGATATCTCTTGATACCCGAATATGTAATGAACAAGGTGTATGCAACCAAAGAAGCCATTGAAGCACAGATGGCAGCATATCCGGCTGGACAGTTATTTTTTGCCTATCAAGACAAGACTTTTTGGGAATTGAAAGTAGATGTCTATGGTGGACGCAGCCTTACTGCCAGAAGTGATTTCCA